TCGCACACCTTTGCCGAGATGCTGATCGAGGCGCACATCATGGACCAGGGCAGCCGCAGCGTCTGCGTGCGCGAGGTCCAGAAGTCGCTGGCGCAGTCGGTCAAGCGCCTGCTCGAACTCAAGATCGAGCAGATGAACGCTGGCGCGTACTTCGAGGTGCAGGAGGCCGTCATCAAGTCCAAGAAGGGCGATGGCCTGATCATCTTCCAGGGCATGCAGAACCACACGGCCGACTCGATCAAGTCGCTCGAAGGCTACGACCGTGCCTGGGTGGAGGAGGCGCAGTCGCTGTCCCAGCGCAGCCTGGACCTGCTGCGGCCGACCATCCGAAAGCCAGGCTCGGAACTGTGGTTTACCTGGAACCCGGCACTGGCAACCGACCCGGTCGACAACCTGCTGCGCGGCGAGAAGCCACCACCCGATGCTGTGGTGATCGAGGTCAACTTCGACGACAACCCCTGGTTCCCGGACGTCCTGCGTGCCGAGATGGAGTACGACCGAGGGCGCGACCCGGACAAGTACGCGCACGTTTGGCGTGGCGGCTACTTGCAAAACAGCAGCAGTCGGGTCTTCCGCAACTGGCGCGTCGAGGAGTTCGAGGCACCCAAGGACGCCATCCACCGCCTGGGCGCGGACTGGGGCTTCGCGTCTGACCCGACCGTGCTGGTGCGCTGCCACATCATCGGCCGAACGCTCTACATCGACCACGAGGCCTACATGGTCGGCTGCGAGATCGTGAACACCCCGGACCTGTTCATGACCGTGCCGGAGGCCGAGAAGTGGCCCATCGTGGCCGACTCGGCCAGGCCGGAGACCATCAGCCACATGAAGCGGCACGGCTTTCCCAAGATCATGTCGGCCGTCAAAGGCCCGAAGTCTGTCGAGGAAGGCGTCGAGTGGCTCAAGTCCTACGACATCGTGGTGCACCCTCGCTGCCTGCACACGATCGACGAACTGACGCTGTACTCCTACAAGACCGACCCGATCACCGGCAAGGTGCTCCCGATCCTGGAGGACAAGAAAAACCACGTGATCGATGCCCTGCGCTACGCCTGCGAAGGCGTGCGGCGCGCGCAGCCTTCCAAGCCCCACAACTTCACACCATTGCCAGTTGCCCACAAATGGGCATAGAATCTTACAAAGTGAGGAGCGCCCATGGCCAGAATTTCCCGAGATCAGCAGCTTGCCAATTTGCACGCTGAGGCGCTGGCTGAGTTCGACAACATCCAGACAGCCCTGCGCGACGAGCGTCTGCAGTGCTTGCAGGACCGTCGCTTCTACAGCCTGGCAGGCAGCCAATGGGAAGGCCCACTCTGGGACCAGTACGCCAACAAGCCCAAGTTCGAGGTAAACAAGGTTCACCTGGCCGTCATCCGCATCATCAACGAGTACCGCAACAATCGGATCACCGTTGACTTCACCAGCAAGGACGGAGAGGAACGCGACGACCTGGCCGACACCTTGGACGGCCTGTACCGTGCCGACGAACAGGACAGCGTGGCCGACGAGGCCTACGACAACGCCTTCGAGGAAGCCGTCGGCGGCGGCTTCGGCGCCTGGCGTCTGCGCACGATTTACGAGGACGAGGAAGACCCCGAGGACGACCGCCAGCGCATCCGCATCGAGCCGATCTTCGACGCTGACTCGTCCGTGTTCTTCGACCTGGAGGCCAAGCGCCAGGACAAGGCCGACGCCAAGCGCTGCTTCGTGATCACGGCCATGACCCGCGACGCCTACAAGGCGACCTGGGGAGACGACCCCACAAGCTGGCCCAAGATCATCCATCAGTACGAGTTCGACTGGTGCACGCCTGACGTCGTCTACGTGGCAGAGTACTACCGCGTCGAGGAAAAGAACGAGACCGTGCGCATCTACCGCACGATCGCTGGCGACGAGGAGCGCTACACCCAGGCCGACTTCGACAACGACGAGACCCTGGAGGAAACGCTGGAGGCCGTCGGCTCGGTCGAGGTCCGTCGCAAGAAGTACAAGACGCGGCGCGTCCACAAGTACATCATGTCGGGCGGCAAGATTCTGGAGGACGCTGGCTACATCGCAGGCAAGTGCATCCCGATCATCCCGGTCTACGGCAAGCGCTGGTTCGTCGACAACGTCGAGCGCTGCATGGGCCACGTGCGCCTGGCCAAGGATGCCCAGCGCCTGAAGAACATGCAGTTGTCCAAGCTCGGCGAGATCAGCGCGCTGTCCTCTGTCGAAAAGCCCATCCTCACGCCTGAGCAGGTCGCTGGCCACCAGGTCATGTGGGCAGAAGACAACCTCAAGGATTACCCATACCTGCTGATCAATCCGATCACCGACCAGAACGGCAACCAGGCCGTCAGCGGCCCGGTGGCCTATACCCGCAGCCCGGCCATCCCTCCGGCGATGGCTGCCCTGCTGCAGGTGACCGAGCAGGACATGCAGGACATCCTCGGCAGCCCACAGCAGGCCGACAAGATGGTCAGCAACATCTCCGGCAAGGCCGTCGAGATGATCCAGCAGCGCCTGGACATGCAGACCTTCATCTACATGAGCAACTTCGCCAAGGGCATGAAGCGCTGCGGCGAGGTCTGGCTGTCGATGGCCAAGGACATCTACACCGAGGAACGGCGCAAGATGAAGGCCATCACGGCCAACAACGACGTCCAGTCGGTCGAACTGATGAAGCCGACCATCGACCAGGAGACTGGCGAGGTGGTGCTGCAGAACGACCTGACCGACGCCAAGTTCGACGTCAACGTCGAGGTCGGCCCGTCGTCGAGCAGCAAGCGCGCGGCCACCGTCCGTGCTCTGACCGGCATGCTGGCGATCAGCGACGACCCGGAGACCAAGCAGGTGCTTCAAGCGATGGCCATGATGAACATGGAGGGCGAGGGCATCAGCGATGTGCGCGACTTTTTCCGCAAGAAGCTGGTTCGCATGGGCGTGATCGATCCGACCGAGGCAGAAGCCGAAGAACTGGCGGCCATGCTGCAAGGCCAGCAAGACCCGAACGCGATCTTCCTGCAGGCAGCGGCCGAAGAGGCTATCGCTAAGGCAGCCAGGGCGCGTGCTGACACGGTCAAGACCGTGGCTGACGCAGAACTGTCGCGTGCGCGCACAGTCGAGACGCTGGCCAAGGTCGACATGGATTCTCAAGACCACGCGCTGAATCTGGCGCGTGAGATTGGCGGCGTGGTGGTGGATCAGGCGCAGCCCGCCACCGGCCAGCAGCCGATGTGACGAATATGCGGTATCCACCCAGCCGCTTCAGTGGGTGAGTTTGATGGGGTATGACGATGGGAAAAAAGGCAGAAGACGGAGACCAGATCGAGATCGAAGACGTTGAAGTGCTCGACGACGAGGATGGCCAGACTGAGAACGTGGGTGATGAGGACACATCCATCACCGACCAGGACGGCCAATCTGACGACGAAGAGAACACCGAAGACGGCGACGATGAGGTTGTGGTTTCCATTGGAGAGGACGCGCCACCTCACGAAGAAGAGACTCGTGCGCCTGAATGGGTACGCGAGTTGCGTAAGCAGAACCGCGAGAAAGAACGTCGCATTCGAGAACTCGAGGCGCGGCTTCAGACCACCGCACAGACTGAGAACAAGCCGGTCGTGCTCGGAGCGAAGCCAAAGCTGGAGGATCACGACTACGACACCGAGAAGTTCGAGGCAGCCCTGGCTGATTGGTACGAGCGCAAGCGCGCAGCCGATCAGGAAGCCGAGAAGGCGCGTCAGGCCGAGCAGGCCCAGCGCGATGCTTGGCAAGCAAGGCTGGAGTCCTACGGCAAGGCGCGAGCCGAGTTGAAGGTCAAGGACTTTGAGGACGCTGAATCTACGGCCCAGGAACTCCTGGACGTGACGCAGCAAGGCATCGTGGTGCAAGGCGCTGATAACCCGGCGCTGGTGATTTACGCACTCGGCAAGAACCCGAAGAAGGCGAAAGAGATCGCAGGCATCAAAGACCCCGTAAAGTTTGCCTTTGCGGTAGCGAAACTGGAGAAGGAATTGAAGGTGACGAACCGTAAGGCAGCCCCACCGCCTGAGCGCACAGTCCAGGGAACTGGTCGAGTGTCTGGGGCAGTGGACTCAACCCTTGAACGGCTGCGAGCCGAAGCTGAACGTACTGGCGACATGACGAAAGTCATCGCCTACAAACGGCAGAAGCGTGCGGCCTCCTAAATTCGATTAAAGGAGCCAATCATGGCGAATGCTTTTTCCAAAGAAGAACGCGTAGCGTTCGAAGACATCCTCGAGGGTTTCCAGGATGCCCTCGTGCTCTCCCGCAATGTCGCGGTGTTCAACACCGATCAGACGATGATGGAGCGCACCAACAATATCATCTGGCGTCCGCAACCCTACGTTGCGCAGTCGTTCGATGGTACCGACCAGACTGCCAACTTCCAAGACATGACCCAGCTGTCTGTCCCGGCGACTATCGGCTTCAACAAGTCGTCTCCGTGGATCATGTCGGCTACCGAGTTGCGCGATGCTCTGCAAGAAGGCCGCCTCGGCGATGCTGCCAAGCAGAAGCTGGCATCCGACATCAACGTTGCTGTGATGAACGTTGCCGCGCTTCAAGGCACCCTTGTGGTCAAACGGACTGCTGCCGCGACCGGCTTTGATGACGTTGCCCAGTGCGAAGCCATCATGAACGAGCAAGGCGTCAACGCCTTCGACCGTTACCTGGCGCTGAGCACGCGCGACTACAACGGCATGGCCGCGAACCTGGCAGGTCGCCAGACCATGCAAGGCAAGCCGGTTACTGCCTACGAGAAGGCCTATGTCGGCATGGTGGCATCGTTTGACACCTACAAGCTGGACTACGCCAATCGTCTGGCTGCCGCTGCTGGTGGAGCCGGTATCACGATGTCCACACTGGATGCCGCCAGTAACTACTACGTTCCGGTCGCTACCCGCGTGGCTACCACCGGCGAGATGTCCAACGTCGATAACCGCTACCAGACCATCACTGTGTCCACGACTGCGAATGTCGCGGCTGGTGATTGCTTCACGGTGGCCGCTCTCGATGCGGTGCATCACATCACCAAGGGTGATACTGGTCAGTTGAAGACTTTCCGTGTGATCTCGGTGGACAGTGGTACGACCATGACCATCAGTCCCCCGATGATTACCGCCCAGGGTGGCAGTGACGCTGAGCTGCAGTATCAGAACTGTGTCATCAACACCAAGGCTGCGAACTCTGCACTGGTCTTCCTGAACACGGTGGCTGCCTATGCCAACCCGTTCTGGCAGAAGGATGCGATGGAAATCCTGCCGGGTCGTTACGCCGTCCCGTCCGACGCTGGCACCGCAGTGATGCGCGCCTCCACCGATCAGGGCATTGAGCTGGTGTGGCAGAAGTTCTACGACATCAACACCATGAAGACCAAGTATCGTCTCGATACGCTCTTCGGGGTCGTGAACAAACAGCCCGAGATGTCCGGAATCATGCTGTTCAGCCAGACCTAAGCTAGGCAGACAGGAGCTTCGGCTCCTGTTTCCTTCTACTCAATTCTTGAAAGGAAATCATCATGAGCAACATCGTTTACGCGCTCGGACTTGTCACTCTCTCAGTGGCAGCCGGCGACAAAGTGGCAGTCTTCAGCGAGGGCGGTGTCACCATCTCCCAAGTGGTCGGCTATCCCAACGTTCCAAGCACGACTGACGTTCTTGCCTCGATCACCAGTGGCCAGCATACCACGGCAGCCTTCTCGGCTGCTGCGACGGTCACGATCGAAGCCGGCGCCTCTCCGGTTTACTACGAGGTCGGCACCGATGCAGTGGTCAAGGCCATCCACGGCGAAGTGTACCAAGGCGATCCCGTTGCCCTGAACGCCACCGGTGCTGTGACCGCTGCCGCCATCCTCGGTGGGATCGTGACTTCCACCACGGCCGCTGCTGTGGCTGGTACCGTTCCGACCGGTGCAGTGATGGATGCGTCCTCGTCCTTCAACATTGGTGACTCCGTTGACTGGTCGGTCATCACGACCGGTGCCAACGCCTTTACCGTGACAGCCGCAGCCTCTGGTCATACACTGGTCGGCAACATGGTGGTTGCTGCTGGTAAGGCAGGCCGCTTCCGTACTCGGAAGACCGCTGCTGACACCTTCGTGACCTACTCGCTGTCCAACACCTAAGCGATAAGCTAGACCGGGTTCACTCGGTCTAGCCTCTCTGGAGGTTCCAATGCCACTCAAAAAGGGTTCCAGTAAAAAGACTATCGCGGAGAATATCCGGCGCGAGATGCACGCTGGTAAGCCGCAAAAGCAGGCCATTGCAATCGCCATGAGCGCCGCAAAGAAGACAAAGCCCCCCAAGAAGGAGAAGAAGTGATGGATTTCCCTCGCCTCGTGTACCGTTCGGCCTCTGAGCACACTGTTGCCGCCGACAAAGAACAGTTTGATGGCCTTTGCAAAGAAGGTTGGTTTGCTTCTGTCCCGGAAGCCCTTGCCAAAAAGCCCTTTGTCGCCGAAGAAACGGCCCCGACTGCGGCTACTAAGCCCGCCGCCAGCCCTACCCCTAAGCAAAAGGCTACAACCCCGCCACCGGCTTGGCAAAAGGGGTAAGTCATGGGATGGACTAAGCGCCAATTCGTGACCCAGGCATTCGAAGAGATCGGGTTGGCGGCCTATGTCTTCGACTTGACTCCTGAGCAGCTTGAGTCTGCCCTCCGTCGCCTGGACACCATGCTGGCAACTTGGAATGCCAAGGGTATCCGCCTCGGCTATCCGCTTCCAAGCAGTCCACAGGATAGCAGCCTTGACGAGCAGACAGGCGTTCCTGACTCTGCGAACGAAGCGATCTACGTGAATCTGGCAATTCGCCTCGCACCGAGCTTCGGAAAGACCCCATCTGTGGACACCAAGGCTACCGCGAAGGCTACGTACGATGGGCTCCTCTCTTTGGCAGCCATGCCGATGGAGCAGCAAATGCCTGCTCACATGCCAGCCGGGGCAGGTAACAAGCCTTGGCGCAACACTGACAACCCATTCTTGACGCCTCCGGTTGATCCGTTGCTGGCAGGTCAGGATGGCCCGATTGAATTTGACTAAGGAATCGTCATGCCACAAATAAACCAACTCTCCGCAGTCGATCAATTGGCCGCTGGCGACAGCTTCCCCATCTTCGACATTAGCAATGGCGACGCTCGCAAGGTTTCCGTAAGCGCCCTTCTGGCCTACATGCAGGCCAACTTGGATTTATCAGCGAACGGCTTTACCACGCAATACGCCGTGCCCTCCGCAACCGGGTTTAGTGTGCAGATCACAGATGGCAATTCTGATATCCACTTGATTTTGACTCCTGTTGCTGGGTATGCGGACGGAGAGATTGTTTTGCCTGCTGTGGCCAATGCAGTTGATGGACAACAGGTGCTGGTCAATTGCACTCAGGCAGTGACCACGTTGGTGGTTGATGGTAATGGAGCAACGGCGGTAACTGGTGAGCCTGCAACTTTGGCTGCTAATGCCTTTTTTACTCTCAAATTCGATGCCATAACCTCGACGTGGTATCGCGTCGGTTAATCATAGGAGAATAATAATGCGCTTCAACTTTTCTGCCGGTGACAATTTTACCGAAGGTGTGACCTCGGTCGCCCCTATCTACGGTGTCTTTGACTCTGCGGCCAACGATAGCGACAAGTCATTTACCGTGCCTGCTGGCGAGATGTGGAAACTTATGTATGCCAACGTCAAGTTGGTGACTGATGCCACAGTTGGCAACCGTCAAATTCGCTTCGCTGTGACTGATCCGAACGGCAACGAAGTCGGTTACATTTCAGCTGGTGCAGTGCAGGCTGCTTCACTGACCCGCAGCTATGGCTTCTTGCAAGGCATTTACCGTGAGACGGCATTCATTGATGGCATGATTCAAATTCCAATCCCTGTCGATCTGTACTTGCCGGCCGGTTCTACCATTCGCTTCTATGACTCGGCTGCTATCGCCGCTGCCACGGATGATATGACCGTCGCCTTTGGCGTGCAACGCTTCAAGGGCTGCTAGGTCATGCAAATCCCCGTTCTTAATGGCGTCTATACCGACGGCGTAGCGGACTTCCGCACCTCTTACCCGGTAAATATGGTGCCTGTCCCCAAGGAGAACGGCGTCAGCAATGGATACTTGCGCCCAGCCGATGGCTTGGTTGCCAACGGTAGCGGGCCAGGTGCTAGCCGTGGAGGAATTAACTGGAAGGGTGTTTGCTACCGAGTCATGGGTACTAAATTTGTGTCCGTGGCTGCTGACGGTATGGTGGCTGTTTTAGGCGACGTGGGCGGTTCGGATCAAGTAACGTTTGACTACTCATTTGACCGCCTTGGCATTGCCTCAGATGGGCGACTGTATTACTGGGACGGCGGGCTGACACAAGTAACCGATGCTGATCTTGGCACAGTTGTTGATTTTTGCTGGGTGGATGGATATTTTCTGACCACGGACGGCACGTCACTTGTGGTTACTGAACTCAACGATCCTTTATCTGTCAACCCGCTTAAATACGGTAGCTCAGAAGCAGACCCTGACCCGATTAAAGCGGTGCTCAAGGTGCGTAACGAAGTTTATGCCATCAATCGCAACACCATAGAGGTGTTTGACAACGTTGGCGGAGACTTTTTTCCGTTCGCTAGAATTGAGGGCGCGCAGATTCAGAAAGGCGCTATTGGTACGCATGCCGTTTGTGTTTTTGTGGATGCTGTTGCATTCCTCGGCAGCGGCCGCAATGAAGCGCCAGGTGTTTATCTCGGAACCAATGCGAATGCTGTAAAGATAAGCACTCGCGAGATTGACACAATTTTGGCAGGCTACACTGAGACACAACTTGCTCTATCAGTATTGGAGGCCCGCAACGATAAAGCGCACCAGCATCTTTGGGTTAGGTTACCTGACCAGACGCTCGTCTATGATGCCACAGCATCGCAAGCATTGGAGGAGCCGGTCTGGTTTCATCTGACCAGTGCCGTCGCTGGGTTTAGTGCCTATCGCGCCAAAGATTTGGTATGGTGTTATGATCGTTGGTTGATCGGAGACGCGGTCGGCTCGAACGTCGGTTATCTGGATGACTCTGTTTCCTCTCATTTTGGCGAGATTGCGCGCTGGGAGTTCGGCACGCTGATTGTGTATAACGAGGGGCGCGGTGCTATCTTCCATGAGCTGGAACTTGTCTGCCTGACCGGCCGCGTAGAATTTGGCAGCGACCCGCAGATCAGCACATCATACTCAATTGACGGCGAAACATGGAGCCAAGACAAGTTTGTTAAAGTCGGCAAGCAAGGCGACCGCACCAAGCGCATTGTCTGGTTGCAGCAAGGCGCTATGCGTAACTGGCGGATGCAGCGATTCAACGGAGATAGTCGAGCATTTATCTCGGTGGCGCGGCTTGAGGCGCGGCTTGAAGCGTTGGCGGTGTAATCATGGCCAACGGACGCCTAAACCTGACCACCCGTGACCAGCTAGCGGCTTTTCTAAAAGACCATCAGTCAATCAAGCAATTTGAGCAACTATTCAAGACGGTCGACGCTATAGGAATAACTGGCTTTGACGAGGTTAGTTTAGTCGCTGAAAACGCCAACATGAGGTCACAAGAAGCGTTAGACGCGCTTAATAGAATTGCCGATGCACTTGAATTGCTTGCTTTAATGCCATCATCCGAAACTGCATTACAACAACAGGATGACGCTTTTTTATTTCCTACGTTGGAAAGAGTTGAGACTGATAATTTGGCCCCGCCGATTCAGATTGGTACACTAGGACAACAGCAGGCTGAACGTGTGGCAATAAGAGGCGGTGCCATTGACGGTACAACGGTAGGTTCAACAACTCCCGCTGCTGGATCATTTACCGACTTGTCAGTTTCCAACACCGGTGGCAACGTACTGTCCTCAACTTGGACTCCGACACTGACAAAGATAACCAACCTAGATGCGGTTACAGCATTTATCTGTCAATACATGAGGGTTGGCAATGTTGTTACAGTTAGCGGGCGTTTTGATGCCGATGCCACAGCAGCAGGTGCCGTAGAGCTTGCCATGAGTTTACCAGTGGCTTCAAATTTTACAGCTCAGGGGAACGCCAGTGGCACCTTATTTGAGGCTACATTAGGCGCCACGCAAGCAGGAGTGGTACTTGCTGACTCTACAAATGATCGACTTTCTTTGCGGTATGTCGCATCATTAACAACTAATCGTACTTTTGTGTTTCATGCGACCTACGTTATTCTTTAAGGAGAACTACTATGACTGTCACTGTTAAGAACATCATCCCGGCCAAGCAGGCCGGGAACGCGCAGACCACGCAGTACACCGCGACCAACTGCAAGACCATCATCGACAAGTTCACCGCCACCAACACCAGCGCAGGCAACGTGACCATCAGCGTCAACCTGGTGACCAGCGGCGGCTCTGCTGGCGTGACCAACCTGATCGTCGATTCGCGTGCGATTGCACCGGATGAGACCTACACTTTCCCTGAGCTTGTGGGCCAGTCGCTCGAGGCCGGTGGGTTTATCAGCACCTTGGCTGGCACAGCATCTGCTCTCACCATCAGCGCTAGCGGTCGAGAGATCACATAATGGATCACAATAACTGTGGTAATAGCGGCCTTAGCGCACCTATAATCGGAACATCAACGCTGAGCCTATCGAGCCGCCAGCAGCTCACAAGTCCCTACCAAGGAGAACCGTGAATGCTGGTGACCACAGATAGAAGCGAGATGCAGCGAGCAGAAGCAGTTGAGGCTCTCGAATCGCGCATGCTCGACTTCCCTCAAGTCGAATGCCCTGTCGTGCACCACTTCGGTCCTGGGATCTATATTCGGGAAGTAACGCTTCCTGCTGGTTCTTTGGCTATTGGCCATGCGCAGCGGTTTGAGCACCTGAACATTATGCTTCGCGGTGCCGTCGTCATGGTTGGCGACGATGGGCAGCTTCACACTCTTCGCGCCCCGTTGATCTTCGTTGGAAAACCCGGCCGCAAGATGGGTTACGTACTCGAGGATACTGTCTGGCAGAACGTTTATGCTACCGAAGAGCGGAATGTTGACATCCTTGAGGATACTTTCCTTGACAAGAGCGCAACTTGGAGATCACACGACGAGGTTGCCAAGCAGCTTCAGTTCGCGGCTCGCCATGAAGACCGTCAAGACTTCGAGGCGCTGGTCAAGGAGGCCGGGTTTGACCCACAGATTGTGCGCGCTCAGTCGGAGAACCCTAGTGACCAGCTTTCAGTCGATAGCGAGTTCGCGCCGAAGTTAACTATTCGGGATTCCGCCATCGAGGGCAAGGGCGTATTCGTCAGCTCCCCAGTTGAAGCCGGTGAAATTATCTCTCCGGCACGCCTTGGTGGCTTCCGAACACCGGCAGGACGATATACCAACCATGCAAAAGTGCCGAACGCCTTTTTCTTTCAGATCGAAAACGGTGATATCTACCTCGTAGCCCTCCGTCGGATTGGTGGGTGTCTCGGTGGAGATGCCGGAGAGGAAGTTACTGTCGACTACCGGCAGGCTCTTTCGCTGTCCGGTATTCACCTAGAAGGAGAAACAAAATGAGCGGAATTGCTACCGCTGTTGTAGCCGGGTCGGTGATCACAGGCTACATGTCCAGTGAGGCTCAGTCAGAAGCAGCGTCTACCGCAGCGGGTGCGCAAACTGCTGCTTCCGAAGCCGGTATTGCTGAGCAGCGCCGACAGTTCGATGCTGTGCAAGCGCTGCTCAAGCCTTATATCGAGGCGGGTACTGGAGCACTTGGAGCACAGCAAAATCTGATCGGCCTTGGCGGTGCTGCGAAGCAGCAAGAAGCCATCGCGGCGCTTGAACAATCTCCGCAGTTTCAGGTGCTCCAGCAGCAAGGAGAGAATGCTCTCCTCCAACAGGCGTCAGCAACTGGTGGCCTTCGCGGAGGGAATATCCAAGCCGCGCTCGCACAGTTCCGTCCTCAGCTCCTCAGCCAGCTTATTGAATCCCAGTACGGGAAGCTCTCCGGGTTGACTGGAATTGGTCAGGCTTCGGCTGCTGGCCAAGCGGTAGCCGCCCAGCAGCAAGGCTCCGATATCGCCGCCCTGCTCGGACAACAAGGCGCTGCGCAAGCTGGTGCAGCGTTGGCGGCTGGCCAGGGGCAGGCGCAAGCATGGGGCAACGTCGGTCAGGCCATCGGCAGTGTCGCCACTCTCAAAGCTCTCAAGGTGTTCTAAACATGCCAGCACCGTACAATTACATGCTTAACTTGCCAGATCCATCACAGAACGTGATGAGTGGCATTCAAAATGCTCTCGGGGTTGCCAGCATGCAGGCAAAGGTCGCTGAGCAACAGCGTGCCGCTGAGCAGAAAGCAGCCCTGCAGGCTGATCTCGGAAGCGTAGCGAAGAATCCAACCCCGTCGGCACTTGCCTCCATCATGGTCAAGTATCCGCAGCTTAGCGAGCAGTTCAAGCGTACTTACGACGTGCTGAACACCGAGCAGCAACAGTCGCGCCTGGGACAAGCCACCCAAGTGTATTCAGCCTTGCAAGCCGGAAAACCGGAGGTTGCCCAGCAACTGCTAACTGACCAAGCTGCGGCGTATCGCAATTCTGGACTTGAAAAAGAAGCCAAGACTCTCGAAGACCTTGGAACACTGATCAAGACAAGTCCTGAGACCGCCAAGACGTCGACCGGGCTCTTCTTGGCTTCGACAATGGGACCGGAGAAGTTCACGGAGACCTTCACCAAGCTCCAGACGGAGCAACGCGCAGCGGAAAAGGCTCCTTTCGAGCTGACTGAGCAGCAAGCCAAAGCCCAGAAGGCTG